CATCTGGGTCTGAAAATGCCTCGACTACTATGGATCCTTTTACAGTTAGTTGAGTTCCATCCCATTCTAGTTTTGGGTCCGCATTTCCACCCAATTTAAATGTCCCATCATTTAATTTAAATTCAGAGCCTGCACTTGGCCAGTTATTAGATTGTATCTTACCAGATGTAATTACACCACCATCAATCTTAGTCCCAAATCCTTGTGATGTATTTGATAATAATGATTGAATGGTTGGCTGTGTTCCGTCCATTTTATATATAGCAGGACGTGTCCATTTTGTATATATTTCATCTCCATCGCCATTATTATCAGTATCATATAAGATAGCTCTTAATCTTGTTGTAGCGGTATCAGTATGCCACATAAATGTAGGTGATGTATATCCATCTAGTGATCCGGTTTGCCCAGTGGTTAGATCATACACTACACTTTTACGATTTTGATCTACGACAGATCCGGATGGATATACATATCCAACTTGTAATGTCCATCTATTTAAACCGTCAGCTGCTGTCTCTCCAGATGGTACAAAATCTCCGTACATGAAATATGGATTTGTGTCAATATCAGGATAATTAGTGGTGTTATTTTTAACTAATTGATCACTTGTGAATTGAGCATCTGCGCCATGGAGTCCAAGATAAATACGTCCTTCATTATTAAGTCGCTTACTGTATACAACAAACATGTATGCTTGAGTCTTGTCTATATCAATATACTTAGTATAAAATCCACCTTGAGAAGAAGCATCGGTTGCATCTGGATGAGCATTCCATAGTAACTCTTGTTCACCAAAAGGTCCGATATCATAACTTATAGATGATTTTTCGGCTCCTCCGTAAAGCGTTGCATTTGGAAATTTATCAGATGTTATATTACCTGATGATGAGTGATGTAATTGCCAATTCTGTGTCACTAAATTTTGGCCAGGTATTCCACCCGCATCTCCATACCCAACTTCTAATTTACCTCTAACGGTGACGTTACCATTAGGATCTAAATGAAAGTTACTAGATGATATTTCTATATTACCTAATGAACCAGATATGAATTGACTACTTCCGCCTAAGTAAAATTTATCAACTTGTATGTCTACACTTGAACCGGATATTAATAATGACTTGGCAGTATTATTCCAAGCAAAATATCCAGAGCCTAGATTTCCTGATCCAGATCCTAGATAGAAGTTTCCTGCTGAATCTAGGAATGATGTAAAATTGTTTAGACTTGCAACGGTGCCGGCTCCTATACCAGAATGGAATCCGAATACATCACTAGTCAGTAATAGACCAGATGCTATTTCTACGGTTGTATCAACTTCAGCTAATGAACCAGTTAAGAAATCAACTGCATTTCCGGTAAGTCCTGAACTACCTTGAGTCCCTGTACTTGCCATTAAACTCCAAGATGCCGCATTTGGTGGCTTATTAGCCTCTGCTGCTAAGTGAGCTGACTCTCCTACTGCAATATATGAAGAGCCTGCATATTCTACTCCATCACTTAATTGGTATGTAGTTCCAGCTGCCCAACTGCCAATCCATTGCATGCCATTACCCACCGGAGTGCCATCAGCTAATTGGAGTGAGCCTTTGATTACTAACGATGAGCCATTCCATGTTAATTTATCTCCTAAAGAAAAATTACTAGAAGAGTCGATATAAAATCCTGTATTTAAATTTGCATGTGTTCCGGTGCCAGTAAATAATTTTCCAGACTGCATATGTATGCCGGCAATGGAACCGGTATTGGCTACTATACCACCCTCAAGGAATACATTTTGTGAATATAATCCAAAGCCAGCATTGTCTGGATCTGTTCCATGGAGATGGGCAGCTGTCAATCCACTTAGATCACCCAATCTTACTTTTAGGTCTACATCATATATTGCACTACCAGTTCTTTCAACTATATCCATATATGGAGTATGTACATCATTTGGATTTGCATTTAATCTAATATAACCAGTATTGAGCTTCCCTGTGGAAACAATTACTTGGGATCCGGAATAGAATTGTGCATTAGATGCTATATCTCCCAACGAGGCCGAAGTTGCACCTGATGAGGCTGAACCGCTATATCCTCTGATAACATATATATGTCCGGACTGATTTGTATCACTTGATCGATCAAATCTAGACGATGATTGTACTCGCATGTACTCTGTAGCAAATCCTGTTGCATGCACTTTCTTTGCAGTAAGTATCTCACCTGGAGCAAATCCGGATACATTTTGGAGCGACATTGTCGTATCTGTAGCTCTATGTATACCAGGGCCGGCTATATCTGCTCCTAATTGCCCCGAACCAGTTAATACTGATGAGTTTGCGATATATAACTGGCCACCTACGGCGTTAACTGTTTCCTTTTCAAATACAGTGGTTGATAATGTTCCTCTAATATGTGCATTTTGAACTTCCAAGTACCCACCGGCTTCGGCTGATAATAGAAATCCTGATCCTTCACCGAGATGTACAAATCCTGATGATCTTATTTCACCGGCACTCGTAATAATCATATTACCACCAGTCAATTGACTAGCACCTATATCCCAACCTCCAATTGCTCCTGACTCTGCTTTTAGTACACCTGAGGGGGTGACGCTAAATGGGGCGTCTGCAAATGTGGAATCTCCTAATTGAATTCCTGTTCCTGGAATTAATCCTATGTAGTCTGCATCTGTACCTGATGCTAGTTTATCACTTGTAATTGTCCATCCTCCAATATCGCCTGCACTTGCGGTCATTCTTCCATCTGCCGATACCTTAAAGGCTGATGATGAAATAAATGATACTGGATCGGTTGTATTTGTAGATGCCGATATTTCCCAATGTGGCGGAAATGATAACGAATGTGAATTAATATTTGCACCACCTATCACACCACCCGCCTCTGCCGTTATAGTACCTTGCATGATAACATCGCCGGTAGGCTGTAACCAAAAATTACTAGACGTTATTTCTATGTTGCCACCAGACCCTGATATATAATTACCTGACGCTTCAGATCCAAGGAAGAATGATGGTGTTACTATTTGCAATCCAGCTGGGTTAGATGCAGATCCTGATGTTCTAAATCTTAAGAAACTAGATGAATCTTGTAACATTTCTAGTCCTACACCTCCGTAATGATCGGGAGTGTTAGGTAATATTGATCCAGACCACAACATAAATCCGCCTGGATTTTCTACACGGCTAGCTGATATAAATCCTTCGTATCCGATAGTACGTATAAATGCAGAATTAACGCCGGCCAATTGGATACCTGATCCTTCTGCATTACCGATAAATATTGAACCTGTCAACAGATTATTCTGTCCTTCAATATATACATTATCCCCATCAAATATTGCTCCCTGTACAAAGGATTCTAACTGTGCTGGTGCACCTAGGTAATCTAAATATTGAAATTTGAATGCCAATGGCGCATTCATTGCATCCGATGGTATTCTAATATTCATCTTTGCAAAATTAGGCGAAAATCCAGTACTGAGGTCTGCTGTCAATGAAATATTTGTAATATTCCATTGGCCCTTTCTAACCACAAATATTAAATCACATGTGTTTGTTTCTAATGGAATGAACTGGACGTTTCCGGCTAATGCCGATGTACCTGTAGGTATTTCCATAGATCCAATATATTGTCCTGGAGCTAGATTTCCTATAGATAATGCAGGAGAAGAAGTTTCATGAGGTGCACCGGCCATTGCACCGCCATATTGTCTTGTATGAAATAGTGGTGAACCTGATATGTATACATCTACACGAGCTCCTTGGTCTGAAACTGGCGGATCCATAGATCCAGTTGCAATTGCTTTTGCAAAGAAAGCCAATGTATATGACGTATAAGCATATAAATCGGGTTGATATGCAGGTGTCACACTGAATTGCACATAATCTGATGGTTGCATTGCTGAACCAGTCCATGTCAATTGTACAGATTCTCCTAAATAATCATTATCAAATAATGCAGTTGAATTCTCACTTATATCCCAATAATTATTTATTATAGACTGATTATGAAATTCGCCAAATTTGGTATCATACATACCCATAAACAATCCAGGGGTTTGTGAATTTGGATCATTTAATACATCATACCGTTCTAATACAATATTTCCGGCGTCAATATAACTTCCTGGTGCGCCTAACATTTTATAAGATGTTTTAATTGAATGCACATCACCAGTAAGTGGTTCTATATTTTTTAATGTAATAGATGCAAATGACATTGAATTTTCAGTATCTTGAGTCATCTGTGGTACCCAGAAACTCATAGTCAATGGACTTGCAACATAGTCTACAACATGGTGGCCACTGTCAGTACTGGTTCTCTTTGTTAAAAAATTAAATGCAGGAGATAACTTTGCTGTTGTTGAATTTTCTATATCTACAATTGTTGCTACCCATGTAGCATCAACTGGGGTGGCCTGTCCTTGAGTTGCAAATCCAACATCATTTGTCGCAGTATGATGTACAATCTGGCCGTTCGCATTAATCCTATGGTCTGATTCAGCCAGGATGTATGGGTTATTTATAATAACTGTTGCACCTAAATGTCGACTACCTGACAATGGAAGGCCTGTCAATGTCATTGTAGTTGTATCAGGTAGATTAAACATAAGGGTTGATACAGATGTCTGAATCGTCTCTACTGTAGATGTTGCGGGTCCTAATGTAGGTGGTAATGCTGTTAAAGTTGTTCCTCCTGGTCCTTGAATGCCTACAGTAGCTGTTGCGTCCGCCATCGTTATACCACTAGGAGTGATTGTAGCTGCGTTCGTGCCAGTAGTTGTTACAGTATTGCCTATTATTGCAGGATCAGTAGCCAATGATATTGGTAATGAATATGCCAACATTGATGACCCCATAGAAGAGGCAACTGTATTTGCTGAATACTGTGATTCAAGTAATTCATTTGGTACAGGTCCAACTGGTAGAGATGGCGCATATGGTTGTGATATTACTGTAGTAATAGTTGAATATCCACCCCCGGGGCCTATACCAGCAGATGTCATAGCAGGAGTAGTTGTTGATGATCCAGATACTTGCGTAAAAAATGTTGGTAGATTTTCTACCTGCATAAATGTCTTAACAGATTCAATTACATCAACCTGTGGAGGTTGTGGAAATATTATTTCAGAACTGTTTCGCCTATTTGGTGCTACTCTTGTCGGCCTTGACCATAATACATTTGGTATTTGTTTATAATCAGCTGAAGCCATATCATTATTATATGCAAATTGCTCGCCAGTCTGTGGATCATTAATAGCCCTACCTGCTAAATATACATGTGCCTGGCCGTCTGGGGTATCATCATATACCCATATGGATATTACACGAGACCCATCTTTTTCTAGATAATTTAAAACTTCATAATATATCGGATCGCCGTTATAGTCTAAAATTTCTATATAGATTTGAGAATCATCGACTAAATTATCTGGATCTCCTCTAAATTTAATTACATTTTTTCCGCCTGTCAATACCTCCGGGAAATCAACTATCTCGAAGAATTCTTTCGAAATTGGATCATTATCGAATATTGAATATCGAATATCTGCAGACTCTACTAACCCAATGTAAGAAGCCTCTTTTTTAATCGGCATATAATTTTCCCATTTTTACCTTTATTTAAATATAAATATGGTGTACTAGGAATTATAGGAAATTTTTGAGTAGCTGTTTGTTTTTTTAATTTCAATTAATTTATCTACAATATCACGCATTGCATCTATATGTGATATACACATTATAAACCCAAATTGCGATTTAAGATAATCAAATAACATATACATTGAATTAAGATTATCTGAATCTAGGACGCCAAATCCCTCGTCTATTGCAATAAAATTTGGTCTTGGTAAATTTGATACATTGATTAAAGATGTTCTAATAGCCAGGGATGAAATAAATTTCTCCATGCCAGAAGTTAATTCTAATGGCCAGAAGTTATCATCATCATATACAATATGAGCGTTAATATTTTTGCCATCTGTATGTAATACAATTGTAAATTCAACGACTTGGTTAAGTATATTATTTATCTCAGCTTCAATTTGAGGAAGTGCTTTTGTAATTAAATGGTATGGAACTCCATTTCTTTGTACTGACTTTTGGTAATATTCATATCCTTGATGTTGTTGTTCGAGCTCCTTTAATCTATTAATTCCATCTTCTGCATCATTTATTGATTTTTCGGCCATTTTCAGTTTACCCGACGTTGCTAATAATTTAGAATCTAATTCTAATAATTCTAAATTAACTGTTTTTATCTCATCTCGTATTTCATTTATTTCAATATTTTTATCTTTATTAAATTCAATATTAGATTTTTGATTTTGCGACTTTGTCAATTGTAGTTTTAGATCACCAATGTTCGTCTTACCTAATTCAATGTCCCATTTAAGTTTTTCCAATTGATGTTCTTGTGTAATCAATGTCCCATTACTTATTCCTAATGAATATTTCATATCTGATAGAAGCGTTATCTTTTCGTCAGGCTTGGTCTTAGCAATGTTGATAATTGTCTCTGCTATATCATCAATATCAAATAATATCTGCTGTTCTTCATCTATTAATTTTGGTAAATAATCTGCAACTTGTTTAGTTTCACGTAACCATGGATTGGCCATACAAAAACTACAATTTTTATCCCACTCATGTTTATCTAATTTAGATACCATTTTCTGTGCATGTTGTATCTTTAATTGTTTAACTTTTACTGCATTCTTTAATGTTATAATATCTGCTTTATGTTTTGTTAAATCAGTAATTTGTTTATTTAATTCAACTATATCAACCTTATCGATCTGTTGGTTAGACTCCTTAATTAACTTCTGCTGTACACGAATTAGGTCTTTTTGGCTATCTCTATCAGATTTTAAATTTCCTATATTATCATTTGATTGAGTTATTTCATATGAAATTGTAGCTGGTTCTGATAATGTATTATCCACTTTCTTTAATTCTTTAGTCAGATTAAAAATAATGTCGTTTAGATTAGTCTTCATTTCTTCATGATCTGCTTTATCATCTTTCATTTGTTCATATGAACCAGAATATTGAGTTATGATATCATTTGCATTTGCTAAATCTGTTGAGAAATCCTTTCTTTTATATTCTCTAATTAATGTAGCATTTTCTCTAATATCTTCATGTCCCATTAAATACTGTTGCTCGAAGATATCTATATCTAAAAATTGTGATAAAAGGTCTTTACGTTCTCTTTGAGTTTTATCAATAAAACCAGTATTATTATTTTGTAATGATAATGCCGTTAATACAAAATCTTCATATGAACCAACATATTGCCTTATACTTTTATTCGTAGAATCTCGTTGATCTCCATTTAAATTTTCTTCATTACCAGATTGATCCACTCTCCAGAAGTTAACATCAACTTTAACATGTCCCCTATTATTTTTCTTTCCTACTCGTTCGATAAAGTAATTATGCTTTCCTAATTCAAATTCAAATTTACATATAAATCTAGATTTTTTATTATTTAATACATCACTTGCCTTTTTTGTTCTAGAACATCTGTCAAATATACAAAATGCTAATGCATCTAACAATGTAGATTTTCCGGATGCATTAGGTGCGAATAACCCGTATGTCCCATCCATATTTGTAAAATCCATGTCATTATCTTCTCCATAACTAAACATATTAGAAAATTCAAACTTCTTTGGGGCCCAAGTTATATTTCTAGTTACTTGCCCGGTTGGTAATTTACTATGAACGTTTCTATTTATGTGCCGTACGGTATCTAACAAGGCATCATCTAATGCATAGGTATCTGATAGATAGTCTGTAATTACTTTATTTTGCCATTCAACATCTCGGACATTTCCAAAATTAATTTTGTTCTGATCATCCGGTGTATTGATAGCATTCGTCTTTTGTATTGTTATATCTTGTACTTTATATTTTGACTTTACATCAGCTATTATTTGGTTTAATGTTCCATAGTCAGTATCTTTTACTTTGAATCTCAATCTTGGCTTTTTTGGAATATTTGGATTAGGATTAAGAATTTTACCATTATCAATTTCATATGTATAATATCCATAATCATTTTTAATTTCAACAATTTTAGATTTTTTAGTTTTTAAATCCCATACCATAATCCCATGGCCTAATACTTCGCCATGGTTTTGCTGTATCAAGGACCCCGCATATGCAATTGTCTTATCCACATCCAGATATTGTGGCTTATGAATATCTCCTAATAAGGTTAAATCATGTCCAACAAATATATCAGTAGTTACATGAGTATTGCTCAACATAAATCCTGCATCTGTTGATGCATTATGAACTGATCCGTGGTGCAATGCAATTTTATAATCTCCCTCAAATTCCGATGCTTTTATGTAATTTTCTGGCTTTTCATCGACCCCCATTACGTTAAAGTGTACTCCTTGGACCTCGTATATTCCGTTGTCTTTAAGATAGTGTATATTCTTATGGTTGATGGCGTTAACGATAGGACTTAAGGCATCGAGCCTATAACTATTATTTAGGTTGCAATCATGATTTCCTAAAATTATTATTGTAGGTAGTAAATCTGCTAGATTTGTAAAAAATTCTGAAACTGTAGATACCAGTTCCGGGGACATGTCCGTCTTAGCATGAACAATATCGCCGGCAACATAAATTACATCGTCATCGGTCTTTGTCTTTTTAATATAAGAGTATAGTCGTTTAAATACTTCTTTATATTCTGTATGCCTTTTTACGTTTCTTACATGTACATCTGCTATGTGATATATCTTATTTATCATATTCCCATTATCCTTTGTTCCATTAACCAGCTAGATGTCAGTTTTTCTGTTCCAGCTAATATGTTATTTATTTTACCAAATCCTACATCACTAGGATCTTTTTCTTGTAGATCTACAAAATATACATCTACGCCATTGGCCATAAAATATTCTGCGGTTTCTATTGCCTGCTTTCGGGCATCTTTATCTAAACAAATATAAATCGTCTTTACATTGTTTTCTATAATTCTGTGCTTTAATTGATCTGGAATTGTTTTACCGAATAATGGAATTGCATTTCTTCTTATTGCAATTGCATCAAATACACCTTCAACTAAACATACTGGGTAATTCCAATTTATATGTAATTCAAATCCTATTATATCTTTAGACACGCGCGGATTCTTATGCTTCCATACATCATCTTCATAATATGCTCTACCAACAAAATAATTTAATACTCCATTTGCATCATAACTTGGAATTATTATTTTACCAGAATATAACCCACGTCTACAATACCCAATTCTATACTTAAGAATATCATATATTGTAACGCCTCGCTTCTTAAGATAATAAATTGCATTTCTATATTCTGGATCTTGTGTATCTAATTTCCATAATGGTAAAAATTCTGTCGGGAGTTCACATGCAGTTGTATTGGTAGTTGTAATCTTTGGTCTATATTCCGTCTCTGATATATACTCGAATAACTTAGATATTTTATGTCGTTCTACATTTAATTTCTTAAATAAACTAATTATTTTCCGGCCTGCGGCGTTGCATATCCAACAATGCCAATGCTGTGAATCAATATCAACTTCTAGTTTTTTCTTGGCGTGATGACAGAATGGGCAGTTAAATGCAACATTGCCTCCGGAGGTATGTTTACCTTTACCTAAGACGGTTTCTATTAGTGATAGTAATTTAATATTTCGCATATAGAAATATAACAAAAAAATCTCAGAAAACCTAATTATTTCTCAGAAAACCAAGCTTTAGGTATTTCCTTCTCTGCCCATGTAATTCCATGCTTATCACAATAAGATCCATATGTAGTCTTTGAGCCTTTTCGTATTTTTGTCTTACCTGACATGAATACTATTCGTATATCTAGATTAGGATGTTGTTTTTTAATGAGTAAATGCTTCTTTCTATCTTCTATTACCCAGCGGCCTTTTGTTTCAACTAATATACCATTGGGTAATGTAAAATCGATAGTATAAGTATGTTTAGTCTCTGGCCTGATATATGGTATTACTGTATCCTCATATCCAAAGTCAATTTTATTTTCTTTTAATTGGTCTGATACTCTATGCTCGAACCCACTCCTATAACCATATTTAATTGCATTTGCACGCAATTTACTTTTACTTCTCCATGCCATATTACTGATATCCGTTTAATAATTCTAAAAGTTCTTCTATTGCACTATGTCGATGACTATCCTCTAGTACTGTTTTATATACATATGCTGAATTGGTCAATTTAGACATATCATGGAATGCTGACCAATTCTTATCCTTTAAATCTATTTGATATGAATCTCCGCAAAATATTAGTTTAGAGTCTTTACCTAGTCGACCAATTGCCATTGATAATTGTGATCTAGATAAATTTTGAAATTCATCTACAATTACTACTGCATTATCAAATGTCCGGCCTCTGAAATGTGCCAATGATACTAATTCAATTGCTTCAGAAGTTTCCATTTTTTCTAATATATCGGGCTTATTATATACTTTACGCATATTAGACCTAATTGGAACTAACCATGGCTCCATTTTTTCCTTTTCGGATCCTGGTAAAAACCCGTTATCTTCTGTGGATATAGTTGGTCTTGTAATTATTATTTTATTTATCTGTTTCTTAAAGAACATATCAAGAGCTACTTGGACAGCTAATAATGTCTTTCCACTTCCTGCCTTACCCACAATAAAATTAAATGGGTGTTTCAATATCTCTGCCTTGGCTGATTTTTGTTCATCCGAAAGAGATACAGTAAATTTAATTTGACCCTTTGGGGGTTTTTTTAAAATATTTTCCTTTGCCATAACTTTTTCCTTATTTATTATAAATATCTAATAATCCCATCTAATAATGAAATTCATATCAACATCGTCTCGTTTTTGTACCGCCCTACCTAATTTAGCAACTGCTATTAATTCAGCAGAATCATTATATAAACCTATTGTTGTAATATAAGGCTTCCATGCACTTCCGGTGAACTGGTTTTGAATTAGTTGACTTTTTGGCTTTCTTAAAGATGGATTCATGCTTACATTGCAATCAGCTTTTGGAACTTTTACTAACACTTCATTTTCATATATGGTCCTTGCAGATTTATATTCAATATTGAATTTGTCTTGTAATGCAGCATGGTATTTTGGTAACGGACTTGATATTACTACTTGGCCAGATCTATAAAAAACATTTCCTGCTACTGATGATTGGTATGCACTACTACTATAATAATGATTATTAGATAAGGATGTAATTTCTG